TACTTCAAAAATCTGCATCTTTCGAAAACACTACGTTTATATTAAATTCCACTATTTTCAGAACAGCAACTAACAAAGTTCTATATGCTATAGACCCTTCTATGGATTTTTCTTTGATGGCTTTGCAAGGAATGAATATGTCTTTTGATGGAAACGATATTTATTTTGTAGGTGCAAATGGTAAAGTTCTTTCAGAATGCCAAATTAAGAATACCGGAGAGTATAATGAATGTAATATAACTCTTCAATATGATTTTATTATGGGGCTTAGGCGTCTTCTAAGAGATGATATTCAACTCTTTTGGGAAATAAAAGGTAATAGAATATTAGTTAAGTTCGATGATATTGTATATTCTGGTAGACATATTGTAGGACATGAATACCCTGTATATAAGAATTCATTTGATGATTATACTTCCTATATAAATTTTAACAAAGAACTTCTATTAGAAACTGTTCGACCATTTGTGGATGTGTTAGAACCTGAAGATAATTTTAGATTAACCTTTGAGGTTAAGGATAAGATGATAAAATTATTTAATGAACAGGGTAGTGTAGAACTTGAACAGGATATTCAAGGGGGCATAGACTACACTATTGATATAAATGGCAAATTTTTTATACAGACTGTTGAATCTATAAACGATACCAACATTATTTTAAAGTTTTCAGATGAAAATGGGTTGTTAATTTTTGATGCCAGCACTACTAATGATCAAAAATCTTTGATTATGCCACTATCTAAACGTTAAGGATTCTATTATGGCCGGAAAAAAAACATATGTAAGTGACATAGCTGAAGCTATAAAAGCTTATAATCAGAAGACATTGTTTGAGTTACCGAATAGTGGTTCTTTAAAGACCACTTGTATTGCTTATCTTAAACATGAGGGATATAGGATAGCTGAACCAATAGATTATGGTAATGAGATTAATAGTATGGATGGTTTAATAAATTATTTTTATGCACTTTTAGATTCTAAAGATAATGGGCATATAAATGCCTATCGTCATTTGGAAAGAGATCGTATAGTAGCTAAAAGGTTTATTGAAAATCGAATGAAAGCTACTGGAGCAAAAAAAGAAATTGCTATAGAAGAATGTGGAGAAATTGTAAAAACAGTAATTGAAAATAGGAAGAAATTTAAATTTAAATTTGGTGTAGGTTTTTCTATTTTTGGACAAGCAAAATTAGGATGGATAACTGATGTTGCTGTTAACCTAATAAATAAGAAGCTTGATCGTATTCGTAAGGATGAAGCAGCATTACAACGTGAAGAGATGTTACGTTTAGAGGATACTTCAGAATCAGAGTATGATTTGGATGCTATCTTATCAAAAATGGATGAGGAGATTAATTAATGGCAAAAAATGTTAAAAAAGAAAAAGATAAAGAGCCAGATGGTATAACAGAAAAAGCTAAATTAGATTTGGCTTTAAAGGCTATAACAAAAAAGTATGGTGATGTTGTAACAAGTTTAGATAATAATGACAACAGTAAGATACAAACTATTAGCACTGGTTGTTTAAGTCTAGACCTAGCTTTAGGTAGAGGCGGGATGTGTTTAGGTAGAGTGTATGAAATTTATGGGCCAAATAGTAGTGGAAAAAGTACTTTAGCAGTTAATGTTGTTATCCAGGCCCAATTACGTAAGCTTAAAGCTTGTTATATTGATGCAGAGCATGCTGTGGACCCACAGCTTTTTAAAGATTATGGTGTAGATAACAAAGAGTTACAGTTAGTTCAAGGATATGATGGGGAAGAAAATCTTGATATTTTAGAAAGATTAATAAAGACAGGTGCATTTAGTGTTGCAGTTGTGGACAGTGTAAGTGCACTAATTACTAGAGCAGAGGCCGAAGCTGATATTGATAAACAACAAATGGGTGCTCAAGCTAAACTTATGAGTAAAGCTTTACGTAAGATAGGTCCAATAGCTAGTCAAACTAATACTTTACTTATTTTTATTAATCAAATACGTATGAAATTAGATGGTTATGGTGACCCTTCTACAACTTCTGGCGGAGAAGCATTACCTTTTTATGCTACTGGTAGGATTTTAGTGCGTGGTCCAGAGGCTAAATCAAGAAGACTTGTTGATCCTGAAACTGATGAGGTTATTGGACATAGAACAATTTTTGAAATTATAAAAAATAAATTAGCATCGCCATTTAAGAAGGCTAATGTTAATCTTATTTATGGTAAAGGATATGATGCTTGTTGGGAAATTCTAGATATGGCCGCAGAGACCGGAGTAATTGATAAAAAAGGTTCTTGGTATAGTTATCAGGGAACAAAATTAGCTCAAGGAGAATTGAAGGCTGTAGCTGCTTTGAAAGATCCCTCTAATAAAGATATGTATAATACTATAAGGAATGAAGTTATAGATAGAATAAATTTAAAGGAGCATTATGAGTCTCATAGCAACCCAGGTCCACTCTCTGCTGAATGAAATTTTTCCATCTAACCCACATAAAAGGGTTTTTAGTGAACATTATGTTAATTTTAAAAGACAAAAATTATTCTTTGATTTCTTTGTACCAGAAATGAACACGTTTGTTGAGTGTCAAGGTGAACAGCATATTAAATTTGTCAAACATTTTCATGGTGACGTTAGTAATTTTAAAGCACAAAAATATAGAGACAATCTTAAAATAGAATATGTTCAAGAGAAGGATATGTATTTAATAAGGTTTTATGAAAAAGAGAAACTAACTACTTCTCTGATAAGTTATAAGATAGGCGAAGCTTTTGATAGTGAATTTAATTTTTTTGAGTGAGGTAATAAATATGACAGATGCAGAAAAATATTGTAAAGATTGTCCTGATTTCGTGGCACTCGATGATGGAACTACGACAGGTGAATATAGATATTGTAATCTTAGCTTAATTTGTAGACAGACTGGGTTTAATGGTTTAAAGCTTGTTAATATGGAATCTAACTATCTCCCCGTAAGAGATCCTTTTACTGGAGAAGTTGTTGAATGGCAGTATTTTTGTACAGGTATGCATGATAATAGACCTTTGAGTGAACGAGAGATAGATGAACTAATTTCTTAGTAGGGGGTTGACATATGAATGAAGATGTATTATCTTTTAAGAAGATAAAGATTAATAAAGATTTGTTAGATGAAATTTGGGAGCTTGATCCAAAGAGTTTAGATAAATTAGACGGTGTTGTTGTAAGTTCTTATGCTATGTGTCTATCTCAGTACTTAATTTATTTTACTTATCAGAGAAATATTACTAAAGCTGAAGTACATGAACTTACAAGAAACATAGACAGATCAGTAACATTAACTCTTGCTTCAGGTGACGTTGATACTAAAAAATTTAAAACAAAGGCCGCCGGATTTGATTACGTAATATCTATGGATACTGAATTAATGGATATGCAAACAAAATTAGAAGCCTCACAAAAAGAATTACGTTACATAGAAGGAATAGATAAACAGGTGAGTGAATTGATTGCTACGTTAAAACGTGAATTAACACGTAGAGAGAATGAACTTTATAGGATTAGACAGGAGCGTCATTAATGGGTGATTTGAAAACCAAAGAATTATTTTGTAGGCCAGCAGATGAACGTGCTTTAATAGCTTACTGTATGAAGGATCTGGTATCCTACTATGCAGTTTGTGCAAGATTAGATCCTGAGGATTTTCTGTACAGTCAACATGAAGTTTTGATGTTAATTTTTGCAGCTTTGTCTGGTAAAAATGCAGCATCTTTAGAGCCAACTCTAATTATATCTGAAGCATCTGCTATTGGTGTGCTAAATGATATAGGTGGTCCTAAATATATTCAAACTATGTATAGTATGGATGTTAAAGCTGATAATTTTGAATTGTATTTGAATTCTGTGGTCGAAGCTAACACTAAATATAGGTTACATTCACTTTTAGAAGAGAGTTCTATTGAAATAGAAAGTAATTCTAAAGAGGGATTGAGTAGTTCAGATTTACTAGGTGCGGTTGAAGGTTCAGTTATGGATTTATCTATGAGAGGATTTAATATAGATGAACCAGTAAATTTAAACACTGGACTAGACCAATATATAGAAGAAAGAAGAGAACATAAAATTCAAATGAGTGGTCTTCCTACTGGTTATAAAATCTTAGATAGACAAATAGATGGTATGACCCCAGGATCGTTGTTTGTAGTGGCTGCTAGGAAAAAGAAAGGTAAGAGTACACTCTTATCTAATATAGCAGGCCATGTAGCTTATATACAACGAAAACCAGTATTATATGTTGATACAGAGTTAACTTTTGAAGAGTGGCGTCCTCGTATGTTAGCTTCTTTATCTGGAGTAAAAGAAAGAGATATAAAACATGGTGGGTATAGTGATATTGACTATGAAAAACTTGTTAAATCTTCTAACATTGTGTCTAAGGGAAGGCTTTTCCATGAATATATGCCTGGCTATTCTGTAGAAAAGTTGGTGGCTTTATATAAGAAATATAAATACAAAGAAGATATAGGGTTGATTGTGTTTGATTATCTTAAAGAACCAAATAGTACTTCTTTAGATAGAAGTAGGAAAGAATATCAGTTGCTTGGTGATGTTACTACAAAGCTAAAGGATTTGGCAGGACAGTTGGATATACCTGCTTTAACTGCTGTTCAGTTGAATAGAGATAACGATGTTGCAGACAGTGATAGAATTGCTAGGTATGCAGATGTTGTAGCCCACTGGTATGAAAGGCCACCAGATGAATTAGAAGAAGGTGGTAAATATTGTGGCACACATAAATTAGAAATACGTGATACAAGACGTGGTGGAGCAACTAATAGACATGGTATAGGTTACAATTTTCATAAAGAAATTATGAGAATTGTTGAAGTGGCCAGTAATAAACAGTACTTCACTAATTTTGATAAAGTAGTAAACAACGATAGTGCCTCAGAGGATATGGATTATGAAGACGCAGACTTACAATAAGAATAGTGATAAAGATTGGGAGAATCTTAAAGAACAATTACAGAATATTAAATCTGTAATAGAACCTGGTTATTTGTTACATAGTCTTGGATTTAAGGAGACCTTTGAGTCCGCTAAAGAATTCAGAAGCGCTTGTGTTATACATGGCGGTGACAATAGAACAGCTTTTAGATTTAATAAGAAAACTAATACTTGGTCTTGTTTTACCCATAAATGTCAGGAAAGATTTGGTAACGATGTTGTAGGATTAGTAAGAGCAGTAACAGGTAAAGATTTTATGGGCGCGGTTGAATACTTGAAACAGTTTTGTAGTGGTATGGAGAATGTTGATTTTATAGCTGAAAGAAGGAAGAAAGAAATACAAAGTTTTATAGACACTTATGGAGATGTAGATTTAAAACCTAAAGAAGTTAATGAGGGTTCTTTGTTAGATTTTATAGCTTTAAGA